CAGATACAACGATAGGATAAGAAACAATAAGCATTGTTCTATCTGTTTCTTCTGAAGCAGCTACTTTTGCAAATATTTCTTCACCGTTTTTTAGTTTGATTGTTGCGTAAAAATCTTCTTCAATACTCATTTTTTATTAAATTGTATTGTAAGTATTTCATAGTTAAAATTTTCCTCCGAATATATTTTAATCCTTTCTATTAGGTGATTTAATGTGTAATTTTTTCTTGAATTATATGTGCAATCATCTGCAATATCATAGAGAATTGCTTTTGTTTTATTTTTTCCTTTTCTCAATACTCTACCTATTGATTGAAGATTGCGAATTCTTGATTTACTTGGTGAAGCGAATATTACATTATGTAAATTTTTTATATTAATTCCAGTAGAAAAAGTTCCATAAGAAGCAACAATAATCGCATTATTTTCTCTTTCTGTAATTTCTCTAACTAATTCTCGTTCTTCAGTATCAACTCCACCATGAACAAAAAATACTTTACGATCTTCACCTGTATTGTTATTTATCTTTTCATAGAGTATTGCTCCATGTGTTTCAACTCTGGAAAAAAGAACCAAAGTATTTCCCTTTAAATCAATAGTTAAATTTGTAATAAATTTATTTCTTTGTTCATTTGAAATAATATATTGAATTTCATCTTCATAAGTTTCAAACTTATGTGGTGTATGCTTAAGTACAATACAACGAATATCTAATTGAGAAAGATGTCCTTGCCGCATCAATTCCTCAGTTTTAGTAACTTTATATGATGGTCCAAATAATCCTTCTAAAACCCATTTGTGAGTTTGAGTGCCATCCAAAGTTCCGGTAAATCCAAAACGATATTTTGCGTGATGGAGTTTAGTCATAATTTCTATAAGTGACTTGCTCTTGAACAAATGAGCTTCATCACCTATAATGACACCATAATCTTCAAAAAATGAACGTTCTAGTTTATATACAGATTGCCAAGTTGTAATTGTGACAGGATGTTCATTTGTTTTTTCTCTTCCAGAATAAATTCTATGGCAGTATGAATCAGAGTCCCAACCATAATCTTGAAAATCCTTGTACATCTGCTCCACAAGAGATGTCGTCGGAACAACTAAAAGAATTTTTTGTCCTTTGTCTACATAATATCTTACGAGAGAATAAATCATCAACGATTTACCAGATGCAGTGGGACTTATTAATAATTTTCTATTATGCCTTAGAGCATCATATACTCCCTCAATTTGATATTGTCGAGGAGAATGGGAACAAATAGAGTTCATGTAATCCTTGACCCCTTCATATGAGATGTTTTCGTTCACCTCAAAAGGTTGGCCATAAAATTTATTTTCTTTAAATTTATAAGTATAATTATGCAAAGAAAGCTTGTCGATTACTTTATCAAGTAATCCAACATAAATCTCTCCCGTATGCGTACTTAAAAGTCTGATTTTTCCATCCCAATGTCTGCTTCTATATTGGGACATGAATTTTGCAGACTCAACTTCAAATGTAAAATAAGGTTGAAGTTCATAAAGAATATGCGATTCACAATGAAGTTTCAAGAAAACTTCATTTTTCTTTTCAATAATTACGTCACTCATAACATTCATCATGCTATGAGTATTTATTATCCCAATCCGGATTGGAATCGCATAAAATCTATACTATTTTTTATCTGGTAATTTCTCTGAAATATCATCTTTAAGATACTTTCAATATACACTAATATTGTATCGTAATAATCAATTTTTAAACAAACAGTGGATAATTTTTCGTCCGCATCAAGATATTTTTGCATAGTATCTTTATCTCTAATTTTTTTGGGAAATGGATTTTCCACATAAACATCTGGATCTGCTTTTCCAGAATAATATTCATATCTTTCGTGCCTTATATTTCTTTTTTGTTGTTCTGCTTTTTTTCTGAGTAAAAAAATAGTATTGTATAAATCAAAATATTTTGCATGAAGTATTGGAATATTTAAAGATTCTGTATGGAGATTATCCATATCAATTTTTGAATCTTGTTCCCACATTTTTTGGATTGCATCCAAATCTATACTCATAATGAGTTTCCTGCCAAATCAGTTATATTGTAAATAGTATACTTGAATCCCACATCTGCTGTAAAGTATTGAATATCTGTATCTGAAGAATCAAATATTAAAGTTCCTAGAGAATATGGAAATAAATCTTTAAATACTACTTGAAAATTTGGTATTTGCGAACTTGTTAAAATTTGCAATGTGCCGTCAGAGTAAATTTTATGCCCTCTTTGAATATAATTTTCGCTTGCTAATCCTGCCGAATCCAATTCGGCAAATTGCTCCAACCTTTCTGGATATCCAAGTCCTCTCATCCAATTTTGTATTTCCATATAGTTTTCGAGATTTTCATCTACCATAAAACGAAGATTTAAATCTCCAAAAACTAATTTATCTCCAGGAACATCAATATCTTTTAGGTATGATGGTTGTAACGCAATACCTAAATTGATATCTGGTATATTTGCTTGATTACAAAAAAAAGAAACTTTAGGGGCTCTGGTTAAAGAAAATTTAAATCCAGTAGGAGAAAGAAAATTTCTGTTCTCAATTTGTCCTGCTCTAGCCATTTTTTAATTATTTAGATAAAAAAATACCATCCCAGAGGATGGCATTTAAATTATCTCAAACGTGTACAAAGATAACCATATTGTTTGGTCTCCTCACAAAAAGTTTTTTCAGTACTCCACTTCATGTTTAGATCTTTTATAGATTTTGGATATCCTGGACGACCTTTATCCTTATCCAAATCTTCTTTTGAAACTGCTTTAAAAAACCATCCATTAACGGGGGTTTGCATCCAGGGGTATTGAGTTTTTGAACCTCCTCTAGAAGAAAGTTTTTTGAATTTGTAATTGTGTACAGGACCACCAGTAATGATACTAGATTGCATGATGATTAAAAATGTAAACTATGTAAAAGCATTATATTCCCTCTTTTGATTCGTGTCAACCAGTAAACCAATAAAAAAGGACCCCCTTGGGGGTCCCAGAAAACCTTTGATAAGGAAAATCACATAAGATTTTTGACAGCAACTCTTCTGTAGTAGCGGTTAGCGTTAATGGTAAGAGCACCAAGACCTTGGGTAGTACCCTCGGCAAATGGGTTAGCAATCATACCATAACGAGTCTTAAATCCAATTTTTGGTTGGAAGCTGTTCTCGCCAACGGCACGTACCATTTGGAGAGGAACATATGGGCAATAGAAGAGACCTGCATCATATGGACTTGAACCCTTGTAACCAACAACATAGTACTGGTTTCCTGGAGTTGCGTTACCTGAAGTCAGGTTAGCAGCATATGGGTCAATATAAACACGGAATTTGCCCATCAGAGTACCAGCAAAGGTGTTGCCGGTGTCATCAACAGACAGATTAGCGTTAAGAGCAGGAGTGTAATCGAGCACACCAGCCATGGTCAGTGCTGAAGCAACATCAGCAGAGCACATGATGATGTTGCCCTTTCCTCTTCTTGTTCTCTGAGCAATCGCATTTGCATCACGCTCGATTTGGAACAGAAGACCCTTGAACTTCTCAACTGACCAACGACCGTTGGAGTCAACGTCGAGGTCAAATACGCCAGGAGTTGCGACGTTCTGAACAGCACCTTGCTCAGCAACCTTATAGATGGTTCTGATGACTTCGCGGTTGATCTCGGCAAGAATCTCAGTTGAGAGAATATTTGCGAGTTCCGCTTCAGCGTTCAGACCGTGGATTGCCTTGAGGTCCTGAGCTAGTTCTAATGAATACTCGGCTTTCAGAGCTCTTGACTTTGCAGTAACAGTGACTTTCTCGATCGAGAATGCCATCTGGTTGAATGCATCAGCACCAGAATCAAGTGATTCTGCCTGATCGGTTCTCATGCCCTGACCAACGTTATACGCGGCAGAAGCAGCAGTACCAACTGGGTTCAGAACTCCTGGATTGGTTCCGCTCTGAGCGGTAGTACCCATACCAGCAAGAGTATCAGTGAAACCATCTGAATTGTCACGACCGAATGGTTGTCCTGACCATGCAGAATCAACTTCGTTGTAGAAGGTTTCGCTACCTGACTGATTGTTATAGCGAGAACGCATTGCAAAGATAAGACCAGTAGGTCCAGTCATTGGTTGAACGCCACAAATGTCGTAAGCGATCAAGTTAGGCATCGAACGACGGATCAGTGAGATCAGAACGGGATCGAAACCTGCAGTTGGTCCGCCAGCAGCAGCAGCGCCACCAAAACCAGCACCACCAACGCCACTGACGATTGATGTGCTACCGGTATTCATGGTAGGAGTTGCTTCCATCAGGTTGCCAATGCCACCTGAATTAAATGCAGACTCTTCCTTTAAAAATCTTTCTTGGTTTTCGAGCAGGACAGCGGTTACAGCTCTACGATGAGAATCTTTGATTGAATCAAGACCCTGATAGTCTAAAAGAGGTGCCCACTTTTCCTGCAGATGTTCGGAATGAAACATTTGCTTTTACCTTTTACTAGTGTATTTTTGGTTTGAATTATATTAAATTCAATTATTTGCCAAATGAGGAAAGGGTTCTCAGATATGCAGCCATAGAATCGGAAACCACTGGTTCCGAATTCATTTCAGTGCTTTCTGAGAGCGTTTCCATTTTAGCTGAAGGAGATACTGCCTTTGAGGGAAAATATGACTCTCTCAAAGTCTCCAGTTTTTCACGATATTCTCTTTCACTTTCAAACTCAACACTTTCGGCAAGTGAAGCGAGCTTGTCTTTCTGAGTGTCTGCAAGACCTTCAGCGACTTGTTCAAAGATTCCA